GTCATCGAATCGAACGGTATCGATGCTCTTGACGAAACGAAGCACCGCGCACACCGAGTCAAAGATGAATCGCGCCTCCGCCTTGTCGAGCAGCTCATTATCATGAGCGAGGCTCTGATTATTCCGAACGTGATTGAACTTGTCGAAGACACCGATCGAATTCTTGATGATCTGCTCCGTCATTTCCCGGAGTTCCCGCTCCTGTTTCAAAGCCTTGACATACTTGCCGACGCGGCTGTGAAGGGGTTCGGTCCGATCCCAGGTGATGCCTCTTTGGTCGAGCAGATGCCCAAACTTCTTTGCGCAGTATGTGTGCAGTCGATCTAAAGCCGCTGCGGGGCGATCAGCAATGATGTCGCGTTCTATAGCGGCGACCAGCTCATCGAGAGTTTGATCGACGGCGAATCGTTCAATCGCATCCGTTCGGGCTATTGTACCGCCGCCTTCTATACGTGAGAGAAGATCGAATAAATTTACTCCAATCTCACCGTCGCGCGGTCCTGGCGACCGGGTCGCTTCACGGTACTGCCACAGGCTACGCAGCACTCGCGAAACGGTAGCTGGGGGTTCAATACGACAGAATGTCCGCAGACGGTTCATCTTCGATGTGCCGTTGGACTGGTACTTTCGATCATCGATATCAATTTTGAACTCGTCCTCGAAGTACTCTCGAAATGTCCGGTCAGAGAAATTGAGGACATAGCCGGGATCGGCCTGGAAGGCGTCGTCGATGATGCGGATATCGGAATGCTTGAGATCAACCATATTTGCATCCACCTTTATTCGCTGACGCCAGCAATGAACTGGTCATAGCTGTCCCACGGCTCCTCCTCTTCGAGGTCCGCTTCTCCACCGCGTCCGTCGAACTGCAGGAGCGAAACCGAAATGCCGAAACGGTCAGAAAAAAAGGCCAGTTCCCGTACGGGCTCCGATCCCCGACTGAACGTCCAGATCCCGTCAGGGAGTGATGTGGGCCTCTGTCCAATGGCGTGTTGCGAGGTGGGGCCCATCGCCATTACAGAATCATCCGGGATCGGCATGCCGGAACGGATGAACACGCCGCTTTTGTAAGCACTCGTGCTGGCCCGGCCCCAAAGGGCAAATCCGTCACGCGCCACCACCATGGCTGACCGGGTATCGGTGAATTCGATCCACTTGCGCGTGGCGGCGAGAAGCGAGACGCCATATCGATCCGTGACATGGCCGAGGAGATCGCGCGTCATTTCCTGGCCGCCGATCTGGTTGCGGTAGTCGTCAATCGGCATCAACAGGAAGGAGGCGAAGGTGTCGGCCTCTTCCTCGCGCTCCCTCTCTGCGTCTTTCCAGTCGTTGGATTGGAGCGGAAGGCACTCGAAATCGTAGTCGTCGGACAGCTCGCCATCACGGTAATGGTCGGCGGTCAGCGGGCGCCGGTGAAGCACGTAGTGCCCGAATTCGTGGGCCAACGTGAAACGCTCGCGTCCGCGATAACGCGGCTGCGTATTGTAGAGAATCTGCCAGCCCGGCTTTTTGCGTCGCGCACGGAGCATGCCCTCGAAGCCGTCGATGTCGACGCCTTTTACGGCCGTGATTGGATCTTCGTGATTGCGCGAGACCTCGAGCGCCAGCGCTTCGACGTCCACCGGGAATCGGTCCTCCCCCAACACGGTGCGGAGGAGAACAGTCAGATCGTTGGCAGCCCGCCGGGGCGTTTTTCGCGCTCTATCAGTCATTCATCCTCGTCGTCCAGGATCTTCAGCATCTCTCGAAGCCGCTCTTTCCCCTTGGGGTTCATCTTCTGATACTTGCGAAAAAATGCCGTGTCGTCCGCATCGGCCTCGGTGACGGCTTCTGTGGCGAGCAGGTAGTCGGCGGTCGTTTCCAGAGCCAAGGCGATCTGCTGCAGCTTCTCAGCCGAGGGCCGCGCAACGTCCTTATTCTCGATCTCCCACATGTAGCTCTTGCTTGAACCGACCCGCTCGGCCAGCGCCTCCAGCGTCAGACCTCGCTTAAGTCTGAGCTCTCGAACGCGCTCTCCCAAGGGTGTTGGCACGGGTGTCCTCCTGTTTTCCAACAAGTTCGCTGTCGCGATACATCTAGTCCTTGACACGCCATACACGCAATCCCTATCTTTCGCAGAAGTTCGTAAGAACGAACGCAGATTAGCGCTTCTACGAGACAGGAGGCCGTCATGGCTAAAGGCAAAGGGTCAGGGACCCATCACGTAGTTCCCAGCTCCGGTGGCGGCTGGGACATCCGCCGAGGCGGCGCCGACCGCGCCAGCGGGCATTTGGACACCAAGCGGGAGGCGATCGACCGTGGCCGGGAGATGAGCCGCAACGCCGGGACGGAATTCAAGATCCACAACCGGGACGGCCGGATCGGCCAGTCCGATTCGCACGGGAACGACCCGCGCACCATCAAGGGCTAAGGAGAACCGATCATGGCCTCAGTGACGAGTTTCATCCGCAACATGCCTGCTTCGTCGCTGCAGGCCTATTTCCACCATACCGGCATCGAGCTTCCGACCGAGATCGACTGGGAGGCGCCCGAGCCCGAGGTGGTTCGCGTTACGCTCCGCGCCGTTGACGAGATGGACGACGAAGCCCGCGCCCGTATCGTCAATGATGCCGAGCGGGTCGGTGCCCTCGCCGACGATGCCGGGCAGACCGCACTCTATAGTGTTATCGACGACCGCACGGTTCTCGACGATCTCGCGAATGGTCACGCCCGCTCGCTCTGGATGTTCCTGAACGAGCCGATTCGGTTCCGTCACGCCGAAGAGGTCCGTTACACCGATGAACGCCGCCGCGGTCGGAGCTGGGATGGGTTCATCGGAGAGCCGAACCTTGATCTGCGCCGCGACGAGGCATCCATTGATGCCTTCAAGGTTGCGCTGCGCGAGCGGTTCGCTTCCAACAACATCCACATCGATATCTTCGGGCGCTACCGGCCAACCTTCGACGGCGAGGATTGTGAGCTGGTGCAGATCGCGATTTACCGCGAGGGCCTGCTGGACGACTTCCTCGCGTTCGATGATGGCGGCGCGCTCGTCCGTCGCGCTCGCCGCCCCGTCTTCGAGGCCGCGATGACTTATGAGCCGGCGACCGGCGTCATCGAGGTCGTGGCCAACGACCGCGAGAGCCGCGAGGAGATGGTGCGCTTCATGGCGCGCGACCTGCTCGGCATCGAGTTCCAGAGCGAAAAGGTGCCGTTCCGTAATTACGACCTCGATGTCCTCCTGCACCCCTTCAGCTTCCCAACGGACCCTGAGGACGGGATCGAATCCGTCGAGGTCAAGCAGCTGCGACTGATGCCCATCGACAATAACGCCGAACGCGTCACGCTCGAATGCCTACGGAAAGCCGATCGCACCATCTGGAGCATGTCGGCAGAGCGGTTCGGGCCCAACGACCCGCTGGCTGGCGGATGGGTGGCGACGCAGGCGAAGCTGACCATCAAGTTCCATCCCAAGGCCGACGCGAAGCGGGGTCGGACGCTGCCACTGACGATCACCATGCCGCATGGCTGCAATCTCAAGGACCAGACCGAAGAGGAGCAGTTGATCGGCGAAAAGTACCTGCGCCTTTGGGGCATCCTTTCCGGGGCTGATAGTGCCGTCGTCGATTGATCGAAAGGCGGTAGACCTGCTGCTGTCTGTGATCGAGACGCCGGATGCGGTTATCAGCGGCTCGGTCCTCGACGGCTACTATGGGTGCGTCGCGCCAGCGCTGAAGGCGGCTGGGATCCTTCAGCCGAAAGATCACTCGCGGGCAGCCGTTTCACTCGTCGACCACGAAGACGAGCCCGTAAATCTGACTTGGTCACCTGAACATCGGGCATATGGGTATTTCAGCCCGTCAGCGGGTTGGGTGAATGTCCCCGGTGATCAGTTGGCAACGTACCGTGTCAACTTCAACACTTTGCTCGAACAGCTGCTGGAGCGGCTGGATCTGTCGCCGCGACCCGGCCCTGTCGAACTCGTGCCCGACCTTCTGTGGGAGGTCGGCGACGCGCGACTTCCAGGACGCAGCAAACGTACATCCGTCTGGATTGGCCGTCGGCTCTGCGAACCAGCGATATGGAAAAGTTTCATCGATACTGCCCGCAAGCGTCCGGCGCCCGGCTTGCGAATCGTCCTGAGCTTCACGCCTGGGAATCGCCTGCCGACTGACGTGCACCTCGGTCATACGCTGATCGCCGTTCGAGATGTCGCCGATCACAACGGTCATGCTGTCGTTCCCGACCTATTGGCTGCCCGTGTTGCGGCAGGCTCACAGCTGAACGACGACCTGATCACCATGGCGGCCGACGGCGCGTCCCTCACGGTTCGCGGAACACGGCATGCATTCTCTGGATCGAAACAGCGCGCAATCATCCGGCAACTGTATGACGCTTGGAAATCGGGCCATCCGGAACTTCTGACCGCCGAGGTTCTGGAGACGGCCGGGTACAGCACGAGCGTCAACACGTTGGCGAAGGCTTTCTCCGGGAGACCTGAATGGCGTGAATTCATCAGAGAGGAGAATGGCCGCTGTTGGTTGTTCCTCTGATGCCCTGAATTCTCTCAACTGACACGCCGCCCGGTGGGCGGCTTTTTTCATTTCTGAGCCGGTTTTTCCGACTCCTACCTTGAGCCCTACCTGGCTCCTCCCCGGCTCCTACCCGCCCGGCAGCCATCCTCTCCGCAGGTTTTCGACAAGAACCCAAGGAGATACAAATGGCTACGAAACATCTCAACCAGATCGACCTGGCTGCGCGCTGGAACATCAGCCACCGCACGCTTGAGCGGTGGCGCTGGACGGGCGAAGGCCCGCGCTTCGTCAAACTCGGCGGTCGGGTCGTGTACCGCCTCGAAGACGTCGAGGAGTACGAGCGCGAGCAGATCCGCGCGAGCACCGCCGACACCCCTGCCAAGCCTGCGGCGTGAGGGGGCGGTGATGACGATTTCCAACCGCATCTCGCTCGATGAGCTCCGGCACATGGCCGTCGGCGACATCGCCGCTATGCCCGCTGAGCAACTCGCCCTCCTGCAGGACGAGGCCGCCTATGCCCTGCGTCGCGCCAAGACGATCTGCGACTGGCTCGATGGTGCCGTCGCGCTCAAGTACGGCGATCGTGCCCACGCGGCACGCCAGGCCGCCGGCAAGGACACCGGCACGATCCGCCTCGACGATGGCACGGTCACCGTGATCGCCGACCTGCCGAAGCGGGTGGACTGGGACCAGGACAAACTCGCCGCCCTTGTCGATCGCATCCGGGCCGAGGGCGACGACCCCGCCGAATACGTCGACGTCGCGATCAAGGTGCCCGAACGCAAGTTCGCGGCCTGGCCGAGCCACATCCGCTCCGCCTTCGAGGACGCGCGCACCGTCCGCACCGGCAAGCCCAGCTTCCGCCTTTCCCTGGCTAACGAGGTGACGTCATGAGCATCACGAAGAAACTCGCGGTGCTCCGCGAGGACCATTACGGGCTGGACAAGCTGCCCGAGACCATCCGGGTGCCGGCCATCAGCGGCCGCTGCAACGAGACCGTCAAACCGGTCGGGACGGCCTCGATCGATGACCTGGCGTTCGCCCTCATCGGGCTGAACGAGCGGGCGTCGGCGCTCTACCGCGAGCTCGATGCGGTGCGCACCCTTCACGACGAGGCCCGCAAGGCCGGCGCGCTGGGTGCGGACATCGCGATCGACGCCTTGATCGCGGCGAAGGGAGGCAAGTGATGGCTCTCCCGATCATCTCGGCCGATCAGCGTCTCGCCGAGCAACGCGGCGTCAAGGGCACGATCTTCGGCAAGTCCGGGATCGGCAAGACCAGCCTTCTCTGGACGCTCGACCCCGCCACCACGCTCTTCATCGACCTGGAAGCGGGTGACCTTGCCATCGAGGGATGGTCCGGCGACAGCGTCCGTCCGCGCACGTGGGCCGAATGCCGCGACTTCGCGGTCTTCATCGGCGGACCCAATCCGGCGTTGCGGGACGACCAAGTCTATAGCAGCGCTCACTACGCGGCAGTGTGCGAGCGCTTCGGCGATCCGGCGGCGCTCGACCGCTACCACACGGTCTTCATCGACTCGATCACCGTCGCCGGGCGGCTCTGCTTCCAATGGTGCAAGGGGCAGCCCGAGGCATTCTCGGACAAGACCGGCAAGCCCGACGTCCGCGGCGCCTACGGCCTGCACGGCCGCGAGATGATCGCGTGGCTCACGCATCTCCAGCACACGCGGGCGAAGAACGTCTGGTTCGTCGGGATCCTCGACGAGAAGCTCGACGACTTCAATCGGCGCATCTTCCAGCCACAGATAGATGGCTCGAAGACCGGCCTCGAGCTGCCGGGCATCGTCGATGAAGTCCTGACGATGGCGGAGATCAAGGACGACGCTGGCGCGCCGTATCGGGCTTTCATCTGCCAGACGATCAATCAGTGGAACTTCCCCGCGAAGGACCGCTCCGGTCGCCTCGACCTGATCGAGGAGCCGCATCTCGGCCGCCTGATGGCGAAGATTCGCGGGCCTGTGAAACCCGCCTCCGAGCGGCTGGCCTATCGCAGTCCGCCTCCGGCCGCGACCGCTCCGACCCCTGACGCTTCCACCCCTTCCGAAAACACCTGAACGAGGAGACCCCAGTCATGTCTGGATCCTGGAACGACTTCAACGACGCCAAGCAGAACGCCAACATCATCCCGAAAGGCACGCTGGCCAAGGTGCGCCTGACCATCCGCCCGGGCGGTTTCGACGATCCGGCGCAGGGCTGGACCGGCGGTTACGCCACCCGTGGCACGACCGGGTCGGTCTATCTCTCGGGCGAGTTCACGGTTCTCGAAGGGCCCTACGCCCGGCGCAAGATCTTCACCCTGATCGGGCTCTACAGCCCCAAGGGGCCGGACTGGACGAACATGGGCCGCAGCCTCGTGCGCGGTATGCTGAACTCCGCTCGCGGCATCTCCGACAAGGACAACTCCGCTCAGGCGCAGGCCGCCCGCCGCATCAGCGGCTTTGCCGATCTCGACGGGCTCGAGTTCGTCGCGAAGATCGATGTCGGCACGGACACCAATGGCGAAGAGAAGAACGAGATCCGCACGGCGGTGACGCCGGATCACAAGGAATATGCCGCCATCATGGGTGCCGTCGGAACGGTGGCGCCGACGCAGCCGCAGGCCCAGCCTTCTCAGTCGTCGATCCCGCAGCCGGGCGTGCGCCCGTCCTGGGCACAGTGAGGGGCACGCCATGCTGCTACGCCCCCGTCAGAAGCAGTTCGTCGAGCGTAGCGTCCGCGCGCTCGGCGAACACGGAAACACCCTTGGCGTCGCCCCGACCGGAGCGGGCAAGACGATCATGCTCTCGGGCGTCGTCGGGCGCATGGTCGGCGAGACCCCGAAGAGCACGGGCGCCAAGGCCTGCGTGCTCGCCCACCGCGACGAGTTGACCGCTCAGAACCGCAGCAAGTTCGGGCGGGTAAATCCCAGGATCACGACCTCGGTCGTCGATGCGAAGGAGAAGTCGTGGGCTGGACAGGTCACCTTCGCGATGGTGCCGACGCTGGCGCGCGCGGGCAATCTCGACCAGCTGCCCGCGCTCGACCTCCTGGTGATCGACGAGGCGCATCACGCGGCAGCCGACAGCTATCGGCGCATCATCGACACCGCGCTCCAGCGCAATGCCATGTGCCGGATCTACGGCGTCACCGCGACGCCTAACCGGGGCGACAAGCGCGGCCTGCGCCCGGTGTTCTCGAACGTCGCCGATCAGATCCGGATCGGGGAGCTCATCGCCTCCGGCCATCTCGTGCCGCCGCGCACCTTCGTCATCGATGTCGGCGTCCAGGACCAGCTCACCAAGGTGCGCCGCACGGCCGACGATTTCGACATGGCCGAGGTCGACGCGATCATGAACCGTTCGCCGGTCACGGAAGCGGTGATCCGCCACTGGCGGGAGAAAGCCGGCGATCGCCAGACGGTGGTGTTCTGCTCGACCGTCGACCACGCACGCAACGTGACCGCCGCCTTCAACACGGCGGGCATCGCAGCGGGGCTGATCCACGGCGACATGGCCGACACCGACCGCAAGGCGACGCTTGCGGCTTATGCCGCCGGTGATTTGCGGGTCGTGGTCAATGTCGCGGTCCTGACCGAGGGGTGGGATCACCCGCCGACGAGCTGCGTCGTGCTGCTAAGGCCGAGTTCCTACAAATCGACCATGATCCAGATGGTCGGCCGGGGCCTGCGCACGATTTCGCCCGAGGAACATCCGGGCGTCGTCAAGACCGACTGCATCGTACTCGACTTTGGCACCTCGACCCTGCTGCACGGATCGCTGGAGCAGGACGTCGATCTGAACGGACGCGAGTCCTCCGGCGAGGCGCCGACCAAGGATTGCCCGGACTGCGGCGCCGTCGTGCCGCTCGCCACCACCGAATGCCCGCTGTGCGGTCACCTCTGGGAGCGGGAGGACGCGGGCGAGGTCACGCCGCTCGGCGACTTCGTGATGTCGGAGATCGACCTCCTGAAGCGGTCGAGTTTCCGGTGGTGCGATCTCTTCGGCGACGATGCCGCGCTTATCGCCAATGGCTTCAACGCCTGGGGCGGTGTCTTTTTCCTGAACGGCCGCTGGTACGGAATCGGGGGCCTGCAGAAGCAGCGGCCACACCTGCTGGCGATGGGCGAACGCACCGTCTGCCTCGCAGCAGCCGACGACTGGCTCAACGAGCATGAAAGCGACGAGAGCGCGCACAAGACCCGCCGCTGGCTGAACCAGCCGCCCACCGACCGGCAGCTCGCCTTCCTGCCGCCGGAGTACCGGCAGGATTTCGGGCTCACCCGCTACCAGGCATCGGCGCTTCTGGCATTCCGGTTCAACCGCGACGGTATCCGCGCCCTCGTCTTCGGGGCGGCCGATGCCGCGCCCGAAGCAGCCATCGGGAGGGCGGCATGAGCCATGGCCTCTCTCACCACCATCACGGCCGAGGACCGGCGGCGGCTCTGGCATCCGCGTGGAGCGCTCTGTGCTGTCTGCCGGCGACCCACCCGTGGCTTTGGCTGGTTCGACCCGGTGCGGTCGAAGCAACCGCGCCCTTCGGTCTGGTTCTGCTCGATGGCCTGCCAAGGCTTCTGGACGCGCTTGGCGCGGGAGCGCTGGGCCATGGTTGATCTCACCGAACAGGAGAAGGCGGCGATCCGCGCCGCCATGAAGCCGGTCGCCGAAATCATGGAGGAGATCGGCTGGCAGGCGCGGTTCTCCGATCTGTCGGAGGAGCAGGTGCTCACGCTCATCGAAGTCGCCGTCGGCGGCTTCCAGGACGCCATGCATGCCATGGCTGCCGACGCCGACGCGGAGGTGCCGTTCTGATGCTCGACTATAATCACCGACCCACCTGCTCTGAGCGCATCAACGCGGTCATCGACACGGCGACCAAAGCCGCACGCGCCGCGACACCGTCACGGACCTATCTCGGCGGCTCCCGCCTCGGACACCCGTGCGAGCGCGCCCTCCAGCTCGAGTTCGCGGGCGCGCCGAAGGATGAGGGCCAGGAGTTCTCCGGCCAGACGCTGCGGATCTTCGAGATCGGACACGCTCTCGAAGATCTCGCGGTCCGCTGGCTCCGGGCTTCCGGGTTCGATCTCTACACCCGCAAGGGCAACCGTGCGGATGGGGAGCAATTCGGTTTCTCGGTCGCTGGCGGCCGCATCCGCGGTCATGTCGACGGGATCATCGCCGCGGCTCCCCAGCAGCTGTGCATGGGCGTTCCCGCGCTCTGGGAATGCAAGACGATGAACGCGAGGAATTGGCGCGAAACCGTGGCCAAGGGCGTCGCCGTGGCCAAGCCCGTCTATGCGGCGCAGATCGCCCTCTACCAAGCCTACATGGAGGCGCAGGTCCAGGGCATCTCCGAGAACCCGGCACTCTTCACTGCCATCAACAAGGACACCGCTGAACTGCACCACGAACTCGTGCCGTTCGACGCGAGCCTCGCTCAACGGATGAGCGATCGCGGGGTGCGGATCCTGCAGGCGACCGATGCCGGGGAGTTGCTGCCGCGGATCGCCACGACACGCGATTTCCACGAGTGCCGCATGTGTCCATGGGCGGAACGCTGCTGGGGGCTCCCGGCATGAGCGAGAACAACATCGTCTCCCTCGACGCGTGGCGTGATTTCAACGACGCCGAACCCCAGGCCGATCCCTTCGACATCGAGCCTGATCCCGAGCAGATCGCCGTCTTCCTCGATGTCGTCTTCGGCTATTGCGAGGGCTGGGTGCCGTTGCGCGGGTTTGTCGACAAGGGCCAGGGGATTGACGGTCGTCCCCACAATGCCTGGATCGAGATCGACGACAGCCTGCTGGAAAAATCCGTCGCCTTTGCCGGCTGGGCGGCACGAGAGGGCGCTGCCTTCTATGTGGTGCCGGGAACGGTTGCGGAGACCGGCAAGGCCAAGGCCGCCGACGTCCTGCAGATGCAGACGGTTCTGGTCGATCTCGATGCGGGCGACATCGTCGCCAAGCTCGACCACCTCATCCGGCATCTGGGCGAACCGACCCTGCTCGTCGAAAGCGGCGGCCGCACGCCCGACGGTCTCGACAAGCTGCATGTCTGGTGGCGCTTGAGCGAACCGGCCGAGGGGGAGGACATCGCGCTTCTCTGTCGGCTGCGCGGCGACATCGCGGTGAAGGTTGGCGGCGACACGCATTTCCGTTCCGCCCACCAGCCGATCCGTCTGGCCGGCTCCGTCTATCACAAGGGCGGGTTCAAGCGGCTGGTCAACATCCGTCGCCACAGCCCCCGCGTCGAGGTCCACCTGCGCGACTTCGTCGAACTGGTCGACGCCATGCCGCCACTTGCTGGGGTCGGTTCCGCGCCGGGCCCGTCGACGGACAAACCGTCGATCACGGAGATCCTGACTACTCCGGTCCGCGAAGGCGGCGAAGACGACTGGACGCGCTTCCAGGGCGCGAGCGCTGCCATCGGCCACTATGTGCGGATGGCCCATGAAGGGCGCACGAGCCGCGACGAGGCGTGGGAGGCGATCTGCCAGTACAACGCCGCCCAGCTGCGCCCGAGCTGGCCGCTCGAACGCCTCGCCTCGGAAGCCCAGCGCCTGTGGCGACTGCATGAGGAACGCCACGGACCGGCCCTCGAACGGCTCTGCGCGCCGCCCATGTCAGCATTGCCGGCGTTCACGCTCGGCGCGCTCCTCGACGATACCAGTCCGATGCCGGACGACATCATCGCACCGCGCGTACTGACGCCGGGCGGCATGCTGGTGCTCGGCGGAGCACCGAAGGTCGGCAAGAGCGACTTTTTGATTAGCCTGCTGGCCCACATGGCGGCGGGCGTTCCGTTCCTCGGCTTTGCGCCGAGCCGTCCTTTACGGATCTTCTATCTGCAGGCGGAGATCCAGTACCACTACTTGCGGGAGCGCCTCCAGGCCATCCGCATCGATCCGGCGCTCCTGGCCGCGGCGCGCGACAATCTCGTCGCCACGCCCAAGGTCCGCATGCTGCTTGACGCCGGCGGCGTCGCACTCGCCGTCGCTGCCGTCCGTGCCCACTACGGACACGGCGCGCCCGACATTCTCTGCATCGATCCGATCCGCAACCTCTTCGACGGTGGCCCAGAAGGCGGTGGTGAGAACGACAACACCGCAATGCTCTTTTTCCTGCAAGAACGGGTGGAGGCCCTGCGGGACGCCGTCGCCCCAGATGCCGGCCTGATCCTCTGTCACCACACGCGCAAGATCACCAAGAAGCAGCTGGTAGAGGATCCGTTCATGGCGCTCTCGGGCGCCGGCTCGCTCCGCAGCTTCTACAGCTCCGGCATCATTATGCACCGGCCCGACGAGGACCGGCCCGAGCGGATGCTGCATTTCGAGCTGCGCAATGGCCCCGGCATCGAGCCGATGATCATCGACAAGGCCGATGGGCGCTGGGTCGCGATCGATCGGTCGAGCGACCGCCTGGTGCGCAAGGCTCTGGGCGACAAGCTCGATGCCGAGCGCGTGCGCAAGCACGACGTCATCCTCGGCGTCCTCCTCGACGAGGCGCTCGAAGGGCGGCTCTACACCATCAATCAGTTCGCAGAAGCCTTCGAGAACCGGGGCGGGCTTGGCGGCAAGGACACGATCCGCGACCGGCTGAACGTCCTTGCCACCAAGGGCTTCGTGAAGTTCGTGCGCGACGGCACGCCCTATGGGCTTGGGCCGTCCAGGTCCCGCTTCGGCTTCCTGTGCGTCGAGGGCATGGCGGCTACGGTCGAAGGAGACGCCGTGGATCCCGAGACCGGCGAGGTCTTGCCAGCCACTGTCGCTGTGCTGCCCACCCACTACAAGTCGCCGCAGACCGGCGCGCTGCTCGAAGTCGAGAACCCGCATGTGTGGGTCTATCCGGAGGGCGAACAGTCATGACCGCCCGTGCGAAACACGTCCCGCAGAATTGCGCGCTGATCAGTTTGAACCAGATGGGGCGCGTTCCCGAAACTGCTCCGTCATCACCGCTGAGAACTTCGCTCTGGCCAGTTGTGACCAGATTGGGCGCGCTGCCGAAACTACCCCTTCAGAATTGCGCAGCGACCAGATCGGCTTCGCTGCAATCAGATTGGGTCGTTCGACCTGTCAGAAGCTCCCCAAACTGGAAAATTCCACGCCACTTCAATGCTTTATCTGTGGCGTCAAGTTTAGGGGGTGAAAGCCACCCCCTTCGGGGGTGGGGGAGAACGCCGCAGGCGGGTTCTCCCTCTCCCACCCCCAGGGGCTTCGCGCGCGCATGGCGTGCCGGACCTCTCATCCCCGACAACACTCGAACAGGATCGACCCGCATGAGCATGCATCCATCACCCCTCCTTGTAGCCGACTGTCCACCTGCACCCATCGCCTCTGGATCTGCGGGCAGCACCATCCTCGCCCTCGATCTCGGCATCACCACCGGCTGGGCGAGCCTCATCGGCGGGATCGTTCACAGCGGCACAGTGACCTTCCGCAGCGGGCGCTACGACGGCGGCGGCATGCGGTATCTGCGCTTCCAGCACTGGCTCGAACAGCTGGCCGACGACAGTGGCGGATTGGCCGCGATCTATTTCGAGGAGGTCCGCCGCCACATCGGCACCGACGCCGCCCACCTCTACGGCGGCTTCCTGGCGACGTTGACCGCGTGGTGCGAGCGCGAGGGCGTCGCCTATCAGGGCGTGCCGGTCGGCACCATCAAGCGGTTCGCCACGGGCAAGGGCAATGCCGGCAAGGACGCGGTGCTCGCCGCGATGCGCCAGCGCGGGTTCCGGCCCGCCGACGACAACGAGGCCGATGCGATCGCCATCCTGCTCTGGGCGATGGAGACCCGGGGAGGTGTGCTGTGAGGTGGGCCCCACGAGGTTATGGCGGCCAGCGCCGCGATTCCGAGCAGGTCAAGCGAGAGGGCTGGCGCGAGCAGCGCGTCCTCGCGGTCGCTCTCGATGATGACCGCCTGACCTGGCCCGAACGCGAACTGATCCGGCAACTCGGCGAGAAGCTCTATGGCGATCGCGATCAGTCGAAGGAGGCACGTCGATGACTGAGTGGACACCAAGCCTCGTCGAGGAACGTCTGGCGGAAGCGGCCTTCGTGCTCAAGCGTCTGCCCGAACCCCGACGGCAGGGCTATTTCAGCACGTGGCCCGAGGTGGTCCACTCCTTCGCCGACAAGGTTGGGCAGGAACCGAAACCGATGCGCATCATCCCGTCCCCTGCGGCCATCAGCCGGATGGAGGAGACGCTGAGCTGGACGGTGGGGCTCGATCCGATCGACGGCAAGATCATCTGGCTGCGTGCACACGGCGAGCGTTGGAAAACCATCTGCTGGACGGTCGGCTTGCAGCGCTCCGCCGCTCACGAGCACTGGCTCTACGCGCTGTGCGTCATCGCATTCCGGCTTAACGGTCGGCGGCTCAACCGCAGCTATTCGAAGCGCAAAGTAATCGAGCTGGCTGGCGCGGCGCAGCGGTGAGCGGTGGCGAGGAAGGTGTCCGCCGGACACTTTTCGAACGGACATAAACGGCGGATCAGGCTAGGTTTTTGGCTATCCTCGGGAGAGGCGCGCGCGTCGCGGCCTTGGTCCCGCTTCCAGGCGAGTTCACGGGTCCTTCCTGGCCGAATTCGTATGCTGGCGGGCGAAGCGCGGCACATCGCCAGCGGCAGAGCCGGATTTTTGGGAAGCCACCCGGAAGCCGGATCCACCTGCAACCCGCGCAAGCCTCAATAAACACAAAGCTTTCTGCCGGACACGCTGTTGGCCGCTGGACCCCGCATGGAGTCCAGCGCGGCATCCGGAGTCCAGAAGCCACCGGGTATCCACCCGACCAGGGAACCATGTCCGCCATGACGCTGAGCTTCGCCCCGGACGCGATCGAGATGTGGCCGCTGGCAAAGCTCCAGCCCTACGCGAAGAACGCCAAGGCGCATGGAGCCGATCAGGTCGCGAAGATCGCCGCCAGCATGGCCGAGTTCGGCTGGACCGTGCCCTGCCTCGTCGCTGAGGACGGAGAACTGATCGCAGGCCATGGCCGGGTGCTGGCGGCGACGCAGCTCGGGCTGACCGAAGCGCCGGTGATCGTGCTGGGGCATCTGACCGAGGCGCAGCGCCGTGCCTACCGGATCGCCGACAACAAGCTGACCGAACTCGGCACGTGGAACGAGGCGCTGCTGTCGGCGGAACTGAACGACCTCTTGGCCGGGGATTTCGACCTCTCGCTGGTCGGTTTCTCCGATGGCGAGTTGGACAAGCTGCTGGCATTCGTGCCCGAGGGCGAAGGCGAGGAAGGTGGCGGCGCCGGTGTTCCACCCGTCACCATCCCCGAACCACCGCGCAACCCGGCCTCACGCACCGGCGATCTCTGGATCCTCGGCGATCACCGGCTTCTCTGCGGTGACAGCACCAGCCACGACGATGTGCGCCGCTTGATGAATGGCGAGCGGGCGATCCTGTTCGCCACCGACCCGCCATACCTGGTCGACTACGACGGCTCCAACCATCCGACCCGCAACAAGGACTGGTCGGCGTCTTACGGCACCACGTGGGACGACAGCAGCCAGGGCGCCGAACTCTACGACGGCTTCATCGCCGCGGCCGTGGCCGAGGCCATCGCCGAGGATGCCGCCTGGTACTGCTGGCACGCTTCGCGCCGCCAGGCGATGCTGGAGGCATGCTGGGAAAAGGCCGGTGCGTTCGTCCATCAGCAGATCATCTGGGTGAAGGATCGCGGGGTTCTCACCCGGTCGCACTACCTCTGGAAGCACGAGCCATGTTTCATGGGCTGGCGCCGCCCGAACCGCCCGCCGAAGGTGGCCGAGGAGACGCTGGCCTCCACTTGGCCGCTGCCCAGCTTCGCCAAGGATGACCGGCCCGACCATCCGACCCCGAAGCCGCTCGACGCGTTCGGGATCCCGATGCGCCAGCATGTGGCGCGCGGCGGGCTCTGCTACGAGCCATTTTGCGGTTCGGGCTCACAGATCATGGCGGGCGAGGCCAATGGCCGTCGCGTCTTCGCGATGGAGATCAGCCCCGCCTACGTCGATGTCGCCGTGGAACGTTGGCAGGCCGACACGGGACGCACCGCCGTTCTCGATGGCGAGAACAAGACCTTCGCGCACATCAAGGAAGCGCGGCTCGGGTCCGGCGTGACCGAGGACGCCGCATGAAGCAGACACGGCGGATGTCGCTGATCGAAGCGCTGACAAATGTCGCGGTCGGCTATGGCATCGCCGTTGTGACCCAGATGGCGGTCTTCCCGCTCTTCGGACTGCATGCGACGTTGGCACAGAACATGATGATGGGCGCGATCTTCACAGTGGTGTCGATCGTTCGCAGCTATGCGCTCAGACGTGTGTTCGAGGAGATACGTGTTCGCCGGACTTGGAGATAAAACCGCCGCCCACTCGGGGCGGCGGTCATAATGTGGTCGGATCCTTTGGCTTCAGGCTACTGGCAACTTGTAGACCCGTCCGCGTCCGTCGACCTTCTCCGAGGTCACGTCGAGGCCCAGCTTCTTCTTGAGCGCCCCGGCGATGGCACCGCGCACCGTGTGCGACTGCCAGCCGGTTGCAACCATGATCTCCTCGATGGTCGCGCCGCCCTCCGTTCGGAGCATTTCGATCAGCTTGGCCTGCTTGGTGCCCTCGCGCGGCGTGCGCGCCTTTGGCGCGGGGTCGAGTTCGGTGGGGGTGTCCGGCGTGGGCTCTTCGGTCGGCGCGTCCGTCGCGCCCGCAGGCGCGGTGTTTGCGTCCTCCGGCTCGATGCCGATGGCGGCGAGCCCTGCGTCGGTGGCGATCAGCGTGACGCCGTGGCTGTCGCCGGTCTCGCGCCAGACGGGCTCGCCCTCGCGCATGTTAACATCGACCTCTTCGAGGAAGCCCTTGGCGAGCATCGCGCCGACCACCTTGGCGGCGGCGCCTCCGCGGATGCCGTCGGGTAGCGGCAGGGCGATGTGCTCGGGACGCTGCGCGGCGGCGCTGAGGATCACTGCTTGCGTGTCGGAAAGCTTGGTCATGGGGTCGTCTCCGTGTTCGGGGTCGCACCATCGCGGCCCTTCTACGACCCCAAGCCGCGCGGGCGGCGCGGCCGGAGTTCAGGCGATGCCAGAAATCACTCGGCGTGTTCGCCCTCCTTGAAGGCGGCATCGGTGATGCGCTTCAGAAGTTCGGCGTAGTGGGCGAGCGTTCCGACATGGCCCCAATTGATCTCGTCGGGGTTGGTGTCGAAATGGTCGTCGCTCAGCGCCTGGATGCGCTCCAGCATCGCGTCGATTTCGGCCTTCCGGGCGATGAAGGCGTCGATCGCCTGCGGCTTGTTCGGCGTCTTGGTCATGGCTGTCTCCGTCCTTGTTGGTGACGCCATACAGGCTCTGATCGCAGCGCTTATCAAGTCGATAAGTGCATCAATTCATTAGGATTTTCTGGTCGATATGCAGGGGCTAAGCGAACGTCAGTACGCCGCCCGTGTGGGCCTCTCACGGGGCGCGATCCAGAAGGCGAAGGCGGCCGAGCGGCTCGTCCTCTATTCCGACGGCAGCATCGATGCCGATGCCAGCGACGCCCGCCGCGCGGAGACAACGGACCCGTCGAAGACCAGGAAGGCTCCCACACCGAAGCTGAAGCCGGTGCCCGACGTGGCCCTGTCGGCCGTCGGCGAAACACTCCGGGAAAGCGGCCTGACTTCGCCCGCGACGGGCGGTGGCACGACCTTCCTGCAAGCCAAGACGGCGAACGAGGTGCTGAAAGCCCAGGAGCGCCGCCTCCGGCTTCAGAAGATGAAGGGCGAACTCATCGATCGTGCGCGCGCGACCGCGCTCGTCTTCCGACTCGCGCGCGAGGAGCGGGATTCATGGGTCAATTGGCCGTCCCGCGCGGCGGCGCTGATGGCGGCGGAGCTCGGTGTGGAGGCGGCCGAGATGCAGAAGGCTCTGGAGACCCATGTACGCGCCCACCTCGACGAACTCGCCGAGGTCCGGCCGGAATTCCGCTGAGCGAGACAATGAGCTGTTCGATGATCTGACCGACTTCGACGGCGTCGCCGATCTCCTGCGCGCCTGGGGCGCGGGCATGCGGCCCGATCCGGACCTGACCGTCTCGCAATGGGCGGACCGGCACCGGATGCTCTCGGGCCGAGCCTCGGCCGAGCCCGGCCGGTACCGCACCGCGCGCACGCCCTACATGCGCGACATCATGGATGCGCTCTCGCCGGGAGCACCAGTGCAGCGCATCGTCTTCATGAAGGCCGCGCAGGTCGGGGCGACCGAGGCCGGCAACAACTGGATCGGCTTCGCGATCCATCAGGCGCCCGGACCGATGCTCGCGGTCCAGCCGACCGTGGAACTGGCCAAACGCAACTCGCGCCAGCGAATCGACCCGCTGATCGACGAGAGCGCTGAACTGCGGATGCGCGTGAAGCCCGCCCGCTCGCGAGACGCCGGCAACACCATGCTGTCGAAGGAATTCGCGGGCGGCATCCTGATCATGACCGGGGCAAACTCGGCTGTCGGTCTGCGATCGACGCCGGCGCGCTACATCTTTCTCGACGAGGTCGACGCCTATCCGGGCTCGGCCGACGAGGAAGGCGATCCCGTCACGCTTGCGGAGGCGCGATCCCTGACCTTCGCGCACCGACGCAAGGTCTTCCTGGTCTCGACGCCGACGATCCGGGGGCTCTCGCGCATCGAGCGGGAATACGAGGCGAGCGACCAGCGCCGGTTCTTCGTGCCATGCCCGCATTGCGGTCATGAGCAATGGCTCAAGTTCGAACGGCTGCGCTGGGACAAGGGTCGGCCGGAGACGGCCGCCTATCACTGCGAGGGCTGCGACGGCGCCATCGCCGAGCACCACAAGACGGCGATGCTAGAGGCGGGCGAATGGCGGGCGACCGCCGTTGCCGCCGATCCGACCACCATCGGCTTTCACCTGTCGGCGCTCTATTCGCCGGTGGGCTGGCTGAGTTGGGAGCGGATCGCACGGAACTGGGAGGCGGCCCAGGGGTCGGACGAGGCGATCAAGGCGTTCCGCAACACGATCCTCGGCGAGACCTGGGTCGAGACCGGCGAAGCGCCGGACTGGCAGCGGCTCTATGACCGGCGCGAACGCTGGAAAGCCGGCATCGTCCCCGCCGGGGGGCTGTTCCTGACCGCCGGAGCCGACGTGCAGAAGGACCGGATCGAGGTCGATGTCTGGGCCTGGGGCCGCGGGCTGGAAAGCTGGCTCGTCGATCACGTCGTGATCGAGGGCGGGCCCGACCGGCATGAGGCCTGGGGCGACCTGACCGCACTGCTGGACCGGTCCTGGCCGCATGAACGCGGCGCGCATCTGCGGATCGCGCGGCTCGCCATCGACACCGGCTACGAGGCCCCGGCGGTCTATTCCTGGGCGCGGGCGCAAGGCTTCGCGCAGGTGGCGCCGGTGAAGGGCGTGGAAGGGTTCAACCGTTCGAGCCCGGTCTCAGGGCCGACGTTTGTCGACGCGACCGACGCGGGCAAACGCCTGCGGCGCGGGGCCCGGCTCTGGACCGTGGCGGTCTCGACCTTCAAGGCCGAGACCTATCGCTTCCTGCGGCTGGAGCGGCCGACCGAGGAGGACATGGCCGAGGGGGCCGCGTTCCCGCCCGGGTCCGTGCATCTGCCGCACTGGGTCGAGAACGAATGGCTGAAGCAGTTCGTCGCCGAGCAGCTGGTGACGGTGCGTACCAAGCGCGGCTTCGCGCGGCTCGAATGGCAGAAGCTGCGCGAGCGCAACGAGGCGCTGGATTGCCGGGTCTATGCCCGCGCCGCCGCCTGGATCGCGGGCGCGGATCGCTGGACCGCCGAGAAATGGCAAGACCTCGAGGATCAGCTCGGGGTCACGAATGCGCCCGCCGATCCGGCGGGGCAGATCAACAGGCAAAGGCCCGCGCCGCAGACCAAGCGGCGATCGGACTGGCTCGGGCGGCGTGAAGGATGGTTCTGATGGCAGACTGGACGGAAAGCGAGCTGTCCGCCCTGCGCCGCGCCTATGCCAGCGGCACGACCCGGGTCAGCTATGACGGCAAGTCGGTCGATTACGGCTCGGCCGAGGATCTGCTCGCCCGCATCCGGACCATCGAGCGTGCCATTGCGGGGACGACGCGGCCGCTGCCGGTGGCCGGGCTGGCTCGCTTCTCGCGCGGGGATCGCTGATGTCGGCGACCTGGTTCGACCACGCCATCGCCACGGTGGCGCCGCGCATGGCGGCCCGCCGCGTGATGGCCCGCCAGGCGTTCGAGACCCTCACGCGCGGCTATGATGGCGCCGCGCGCGGGCGGCGGACGGAGGGCTGGCGCGCGCCGGGATCCTCCGCCGACACCGAGGTTGGCATTGCTGGCGCGTTGCTACGCGACCGGATGCGCGATCTTGTGCGCAACAACCCGCATGCGGCCAAGGCTGTCGCGGTGCTGGTCAACAACATCATCGGTGCGGGCATCATGCCGCGCGCAGCCAGTGGCGACGACAAACTGGACCGCAAGGTCGATGCGCTCTTCGAGCGCTGGACGGCGGATTGCGATGCCGACGGCCAGCTCGACTTCTACGGGCTGCAGACGCTGATCTGCCGCGAGATGGTCGAGGCAGGCGAGGTCCTGGTGCGCCGCCGCCTGCGCCGCGCCGCGGACGGTCTGCCGGTGCCCCTGCAGTTGCAGGTGCTGGAGGCCGACTTCCTCGACGCCACGAAATCCGGCGCCATCGGTGCAGGCCGCCTTGTGCAGGGGATCGAGTTCGATCCGGTCGGCAAGCGCCGGGCCTACTGGCTGCACGCCGAGCACCCGGGCGACGCCTACGGGGCCTTGCAGAACGGGTTGCAAAGCCGCCCGGTCCCGGCGACCGAGATCGCCCATGTCTACGAGAAGCAGCGCACGCAGGCGCGCGGCGTCCCCTGGGGCGCGCCGGTGATCCGCAGCTTGCGCGACCTCGACGATTACGAGGTGGCGGAACTGGTCCGCAAGAAGACTGAGGCCTGCGTCACCGCCATCGTCTTCGGCGACGACGAGGCGCAGCAGGGCATCGCGCCTTCCGTGGTCGATGCCGATGGCAACCGGGTCGAGCAGTTCGAGCCGGGGCTCATCGCCTATGCGCGGGGCGGCAAGGACATCCGCTTCAACCAGCCCTCCGCCACCGGCGGCTATGGTGAATACAAGCGGGCGAGCCTGCACACGATCTCGGCGGGCTTTCGCGTGCCTTACGAGTTGCTCACCGGCGACCTCAGCCAGGTCAACTATTCCTCGATCCGGGCGGGGCTCGTCGAGTTCCGCCGCCAGATCGACGCCGTGCAGTGGCAGCTCTTCATCCCGATGTTCTGCGCGCCGGTCTGGCGGTGGTTCACCGAGGCTGCATGGGCGGCGGGCCAGATCCCGTCGCCTATCGTGCCGGTCGAATGGTCGCCGCCGAAGTTCGAGGCGGTCGATCCGCAGAAGGACGCGATGGCGAACCTGCTGTCGATCCGCTCCGGCACCATGACGCTGGCCGAGGTGATCGCGCGGCAGGGCCGGAACCCCGACGCGGTGCTGGCCGAGATCGCGGCGACCAACGCCAAGCTCGACGCGCTCGGGCTGGTGCTCGACAGCGACCCCCGGCGCGTCACCAAGACCGGCAGCGCGCAGACCGGCGATCCGGCGACCGATACCGCCGCCGACGACCCCTCCGCCGAAGCGGATGAAACCGACCCGGCGCAGGCCGACCAACAGGACTGACCTTCATGGACACGATGATCGAACTGCCGGCCATGCGCCGGTCGGCGGAGCTTGCGCCGAACACCGCCGATGCTGACAGCCGCACCGTCGAGGTGGTCTGGTCGGCCGGGGCCCGCGTCCGCCGCGCCACCTTCTTCGGCGAGCCCTATGACGAGGAACTCAGCCTCGACCCCGCCCATGTCCGACTCGACCGGCTGAACGCGGGCGCCCCGTTCCTGAAGGTGCACGAGCTCGATACGCTCGACGCGGTGATCGGCTCGGTCGTGCCGGGTTCGGCGCGGATCGAGAACGGCCGCGGCATCGCGCTGGTGCGGATCAGCGAACGCGCCGATGTCGAGCCGATCTGGCGCGACATCCAGGCGGGCCACATCCGGGCGGTCTCCATCGGCTACCAGGTCCACCGCTTCGAGGTCTCGAAACCCGAGGCCGCGCGCGAACTCTGGCGCGCGGTGGACTGGACCCCCTTCGAGGTCTCCGCCGTCGCGGTCGGGGCCGACCCAGCAGCGGGCTTCCGCGCCCAGCATCCCCTTCACGACTGCGTCCTTCACCGCCGGGACGCCCCCACAGAGCAAGGAGCATCCCCGATGACGGACAAGACCCAGACCTCGGCGAGCGACGCCACAACCCCCGCCAGCACCCAGCCGACCGAGCCGGTCGCAACCGAGGACACCCCCATGACCGAGCCAAAAGCGGCTGCGCCCGACCTGAAGGTCGCGGCCAGCGAGACGCGCAGCCAGCCGAAGACGCAGGCAACTCCCGCGCCCGACACGGAAGCGGTCGCGACGCGCGCCCGCGAGGCCGAGCGCGATCGCGTCTCCACCATCTACGATCTGGCCGGGCGGCTGAACCTCGAGCGGGGCTTCGCGGAGGATCTGGTGAAACGCGGCGTCAGCGTCGACGAGTCCCGCCGCCTGATCCTCGACCAGGTCGCCGCGAAGTCGGACGAGACCCGGACCTTCCCGCATGTCTCCGTTCCCCTCGGCGGCCGCGACGAGCGCATCACTCGCCGCGACGCGGTGGCGAACGCGCTGCTGCACCGCTACAGCCCGACGCTGTTCCAGCTGGAGGACGCGGCGCGCCAGTATCGCGGCATGACGCTGTTGGAACTCGCCCGCGAAAGCCTCGGCAATGCCGGGGTCAACACGCGCGGCCTGTCGCGCGACGAGGTGGCGACGCGGGCCCTGCATTCGAATTCGGACTTCCCCGAGATCCTCTCGGCCGTCACCAATAAGACCCTGCGGCAGGCCTACGAGGCCTATCCCCGCACCTTCATGCTGTTCTGCCGCCAGGTGCTCGCCACCGACTTCAAGGCCATGCACCGGGTCCAGCTCGGCGAAGCGCCGCAGCTGCTCGAGGTCGGCGAAAGCGGCGAGTTCAAGCGCGGGACGCTGGGGGAGAGCAAGGAGAGCTACAAGGTCAAGACCTATGGCCGGGTGGTCGCCATCACCCGCCAGACGCTGATCAACGACGATCTCGACGCCTTCACCCGGATCCCGGCGATGTACGGCAACTCCATCGCCCAGCTGGAGTCGGACGTCGTCTGGGGCATCATCACCGCCAACCCGGCCATGGCCGACGGCAACGCGCTGTTCCACGCCAACCACAAGAACCTCGCGGGCACCGGCGCGGCACTCGCGGTCGATGCGGTCGGTGCTGCTCGCGCCGCGATGGCCAAGCAGACGGGCCTCGACAAGAAGACGGTGCTGAACGTCCGCCCAGCCTTCCTGATCGTGCCCGCTTCGCTGGAATTGAAGGCCGAGCAGCTGGTCGCCCAGAACCTCGTGCCCGCCGCGACCGCGAGCGTGGTGCCGCAATCGATCCGCACGCTCGCGCCGATCAGCGAGCCGCGGCTCGATGCGGTCAGCGAAACCGCCTGGTATCTGGCGGCCAGTCCGAACCAGATCGACACGATCGAGTACGCCTATCTCGAAGGCCAGCAGGGCGCTTACGTCGAGACGCGGAACGGCTTCGACGTCGACGGCGTCGAGATCAAGTGTCGCCTCGACTTCGGCGCCAAGGCAATCGATTGGCGCGGCCTCTACAAGAACCCGGGCGCATAGGCCCGGTTACCCCTGACCACTGAACCCTGTTGACGGGCGGCAAACATGCCGCCCGTTCCCTTTTCCGCGAAAGGAACGCGCGATGAAAAACTATGTGCAGCCCGGCAACACCATCACCCTGACCGCGCCTTATGCCGTTGCCTCCGGCGATGGCCTCCTGGTCGGCTCTGTCTTCGGCGTCGCCGCCGGTGATGCCGCGAATGCCGAGACGGTCGAAGCGGCCCTCGTCGGCGTGTTCGATCTGAAAAAGGTCGCCTCGCAGGCCTGGGGTGTCGGCGACAAGATCTATTGGGACAACACCAACAAGGAGGCCACCAAGACCGCGACGAGCAACACGCTCATCGGGGTGGCGATCGAGGCCGTGGCCAATGGCGCGGGTGACATCGTGGGGCGCGTCCGCCTCAACGGCAGCTTCTGATGTCGGCCATTGCGGCCGCCTTTGAGACGCTGTTCTCCGATCCCAATATGGCCCGGGACGCCACCTTCACACCAACGGGTGGCGTCGCCGTGCCGGTGCGGATCGTCATGCGGCGTCCCGACCGGGTGTCAGACTTCGGGGAAACGCGCCTCCACACGGAGACGACCGTCGTCGATATCCGCGTCGCCGATGCGCCCACGCTCGCCAGCGGCGACGCCTTCGAGATCGCGGGCGAGTCCTATGTCGTGCAGGGGGAGCCATTGCGCGACGCCGAGCGCCTGATCTGGACAGCGGAGCTTCGTAGTGCATGAGACTGTCCGCGACCATCATTGGCGACCTCGGGCGCATCATGGCCGAGGAGGTCAGGGCCGCCGAACAGGCCGTGTCGAAAGGCGTCGGCGAGGCGACCGAGGGGCTCAAGACCGAGCTCAGGACGCAGATCACCAGTGCGGGGCTCGGTCCCCGGCTTGCCAGAACCTGGCGATCGGAAACCTACCCCAAGGGGCAGGACAGCATCACCGCCGCGGGGCTCGTCTGGTCGAAAGCGCCGGGCATCATCCGCGTCTACGAGAACGGCGCCACCATCCGCTCGAAGAACGGCTTCTTCCTGGCCATCCCGACCGCAGCCGCCGGACGCTTTGGGGACGGTGGCCGCAAGATTACGCCCGGCGGATGGGAGCGGCGGACCGGGCAGCGTCTGCGTTTTGTCTATCGCCGCAACGCTGCCTCTCTGCTTGTCGCCGACAATATGCGGGCACGGACGGGCAAGCGGGGCGGATATTCACGAGCAAGTGCAGCCGCGTTGCGCAGCGGGCGGGGTCTCGTGACGGTGCCGATATTCATTCTGGTGCCGCAGGTGACGGTGAGGAAGCGGCTCGACGTCGTCTCCGCTGCGGAGCGCTGGGCCGATCGCTTGCCCGGCCTCGTCACGCGCAACTGGTTTTCCGGCGATGAGAGGAGCCGCTGATGTCCCGGCGTGAAGACATTCTCACATTGCTCTTTTCGACCCTCGAATCCGCGCTCGCGGCGAACGTGCGTCGCAACGAGGTCCTGCCGGAAAAGGTGCCGGCGACCGGTCTCGTCATCCTGCGCGATGGCGATCCCGGCGAGCCTGACGTGACGCTCAATCCGCGAACGGAGTTCTACGCCCACAGGGTCGAGATCGAAGTCTATGTGCCCCGCGATCCGACGGGCGGAGGCGAGGCAGCGCTCGATTCGCTTCTGGGATCGATCGGAATGGCGCTCAGGATTGATTCCTCCCTCGGCGGACTCGCTGAGAACCTGACGCCGTCGGCGCCCGAGACCGGTGCGCTGGCGATCGAGGGCGCGGCCCCGGTCCTCACCGCCCGGCTCGTCGTCACGGTCGAATACCTGGTGAGCGATCCGCTCAGCCACTGATCTTCAAGAACAGGAGTAATCCATGCCCAAGGTGCGCGCTTACGGCGCGGACGCCACGCTGAAGGCTTGCCGCGAGGCGAGCTACGGGGTGGCTCCGCTCTCCGGCTACCGGAGCCTCGATTTCAAATCGACCGACCTCTCTTCGGCCCAGCCACTCGGGGACGACCCGCTGCTGGGGCGCGGGCGCAACGCGCAGGATCCCTATCGCGGCCTTATCACCGACGAGGGCCAGCTTGACGTCCCGTTCGACCTGCGCGGCACCGGCTTCTGGTTGACCGGCCTGTTCGGCGATCCCGTGACGACGGCGGTCAACGCCTCCGGCTCGATCGCCTTCGCGACCAACCCGTCACCGGGCAACACGATCACACTCAATGGCACCGTCTGGACCTTCGTCGCGGGCACGCCCTCGGGCAACGAGACCGAGATCCAGGCAACGGTCACCCAGACCGTCGATCAGTTGGTCAGCGACCTTAACGCCTCGGGCGATGTGGAGGTGACGAAGTGCACCTATTCGCGGCCGACCAGTACGCAGACGCTGGTGATCGCATTCGATGTCGCCGGACCTTCCGGCAACAGCTTCACCATCGCGGCATCGGCGGCGACCGTGTCCGCACCGACGCTGACCGGCGGCGGCCATGCCCATGTCTGGGAAAGCGGCGCCGACGACATCCCGAGTTACACCATCGAGATCGGGCATCCCAAGCTCACGACGCCGGTCTTCTTCCGCCACCTCGGCACGGTGATGGAGAGCATCAATTTCGAGATGGGCCAGGAAGGGCCTGCCAACGCCCGTCTTCAGCTCGTGGCGCAGGGCGAGGAACGTTTCGCCGCCACCGTCGACGGTAGTCCGGATGCTTTCTCGTTGCGCCGCTTCAGCCAGGGGCGCGGCTTCATCCGGCGCGGCGGATCGGCGCTGGCGGGTGTCACCGGCGGCAGTCTTACCTTCTCGAACAATCTCGAGCGGGTCCGGGTGATCCGCGAGGACGGCAAGATCGAAGCGGCGGACCCCACCTTCGCTTCCGCCGAAGGCTCGATGTCGGTGCGCTTCGACGGTGCGACGCTGGTCGCCGAGGCCGCCAATGGCGATCCCGTCGCACTCGATTACGGCTTCACCTTCCCCGAGGGCTACGCGCTGCGGTTCGAGCTGCCGCGCGTCTTCCTGCCCAAGCCCAAATACGCCGTCTCCGGCCCCGGCGGGGTCGAGGCGAGCTTCGACTGGCGCGCCGCCTTCGACGACAGCGAGGGCACCATGCTGCGCGCCCATCTCCTGAACGACGTCACCAGCTACGCATGAGGACTTAATCCATGATCCGTCTCGATCTCTCCCGCGAGCCGCGCTGGCTCGATCTCGGCCACGGCGTGCGCCTGCACCTCGGGCCTCTCACCACCGCACTTATGGCGGCCGCGCGCAGCGATCCGACCGTCACCAACCTGCCCGAGGGGGCATCGAACGAGACCATCGCGGTCGCCATGGCCAAGGCGCTCGCCCGGCTCGTGGTCGAGGACTGGGAGGGCGTCGGCGACGCCGAGGGCAACCCTGTGCCGGTCACGCCGGAAGGGATCGACGCGCTGCTCGATATCCTGCCGCTCTTCGAAGCCTTCCAGCTGCGCTACGTCTCGAAGGGTCTGCTGCTGGAAGCGGAAAAAAACGACTCCGCGCCCTTGCCGAGTGGCATTTCAGCGGGGGCGACCAGTACTGCCGATCCTGCCATGTCAGCACAGAACGCAGCTGCGGCGAATGCCCATCCGTCCTGAACCGCCCCGTCACGATTGAGGGTTGGCAGGTCTGGGATCTGGCCCTGCGGCTCACGGGCCAACTGCGCGTCATCCCCGGCGCAGTCCTGGGGCTCGACATGAATGCGGCCCTCGCGATGGCCGAGGCGCTCGGGCTCAACACACTCATCTGCGCGGAACTCTTGCCGGACATCGAGGCAATGATGGTTCGCGGCCTCAATGCGCAAATGAAAGCTGAACACGATGGCTGAAAAACGCGTCTCCGTTCGCCTGGCCGTCGTGGGTGGCCGTGAGGTGCGCGCCGAGTTGCAAGGTATCGGCGATGCGGGTGAGCAGGGCATGCGGCGCCTGTCCCGCGAAATGGATGCCGCCAACACGCGTGTCGCCGCCTTCTATCGCCGGCTCCAGATCGCCGCCGCCGCCGCTGCCGCTGCCTTCGCCGCGGGCGCGGCTGCCATGATCCGCTCAGGCCTTCAGGTCGTCGACGCACAGGCCAAGCTCGCCCAGTCGCTCGGGACCACTGTCGAGAGCATTCAGGTGCTGGAACGCGCCGGCGAACTGGCTGGCGTCTCGATGTCGGGCATCGAGCAGGCGACCAAGGACTTGACGCGCCGTCTCAGCCAGGCGGCCGCCGGGACCGGTCCTGCCGTCGCAGCGCTCGAACGGCTCGGGCTCTCGGCGTCGGCATTGCTCGCCCTGCCGCTCGATGAGCGTGTCGGCCGCATCAACCAGGCGATCCTGGACTTCGTGCCCGCCGCCGAGCGTGCAGCGGTGGCCGGTCAGCTGTTCGGCGAGGAAGGCAGCATCGCCATCTCCCGGATCGACACGGGCACGCTGCGGCAAGCGACACAGGACGTTCGCGATTTCGGCGTGGTCGTGTCCGAGCAGGACGCCGATCAGATCGAGCGGACGAACGATGCGATCTCCCGCCTCGGTCTGATCTGGCGCGGGTTGTCGAACCAGCTTGCCGTTGCCGCCGCCCCGGCGCTCGAAGCCGTCGCCGACGCGCTGGCGGCGATCTCACGCACGACCGGTCCGCTCGGGCAGGCCATCCGCCTTTTGTTCGACAATATCGGCCGTCTCGTTTCGATCGCTGCAGCCTTCGCCGCCTTCATGGCCGGGCGCTGGGTCGCCGGCATGGTCGTGGCCGCCGCCTCGGTGCGAGGCCTCGCCACCGCGCTGGTCTTTCTGCGCGGCGCGTTGATCCGAACCGGTATCGGTGCGCTCGTCGTGGCGGCGGGTGAACTGATCTACCAGTTCGGCCGACTGGTGCAGGCGACCGGTGGCTTCGGTGCCGCGCTCGGCCTTCTGGGCGACGTGGCCAGTGAGGTCTGGGACAGGATCGGGCTTCTGGCCGGTGTCCTTCAAGCGCGCGTCAGTGCTGCCTGGAGCGGCATTCAGGCAAGCATCGCCGACGCGCTGCAGGCGTCGCTCGAGGCCGTCGTCGCCTTCGGCAATCGCACCATCGGGACGTTTCAGGGTGCTTTCGATGCGATGGTCGTCATCTGGAGCAACCTGCCCCGGGCGATCGGCGATCTGACGATCCAGGCGGCGAACGCCTTGATCGCCGGGCTGGAGTCGATGCTCAATGGCGCGGTCGACGGCATCAACGGCCTCCTGGAAGGCGTCAATGCCGGTCTGTCGGCGATCGGCATCGAGCAGGCGATCGAGCTGGTGCCGGACGTCGATCTCGGCCGGATCGAGAACGAGTTTGCCGGCGCAGCGAGCCGGGCTGGCAACGCCGCGCGTGATGCCTTCGCCGCCGCGTTCGAGACGGACACCTTCGCGGCACCGGATTTCGGTCTGTCGGCCTTCGCCGGAGATGCGCGCGCCGCCGCTGACAGTGCGCGAGAAACGGCAGCGGCGCTGGGAGAGCTGGCGGGTGCGCCCCTCGCGTCCATCGCCGCGCTCCGGGAGGCGATGGCAGGGGCAAATACCGAGATTGACAATGCAGCCGGGGCGACGGAACGCCTCGATGAAGCCTTTGCAGCCATCGGCGGCACCGGGGGAGATGCGGCGGGGGATGGCGAAGGCACGACCGGCTCCGCTGCACGTGCCGCACAAGCAAGCCGGGCCGCCGGTGAGGCGGCGGCTACGGCGGCCACGCAGGCGACGACCGGCTGGGCGGCGGTTCGCGAGGAGCTCTCGCGCTATGCCAGCGAAGCGATGGACTGGGGCAAGGGGCTGGGAAGCGCCATCACCAGCGCCTTTCGCAGCGCCGAGGACGCCATCGCCAGCTTCGTGACCGGCGGCAAGATCGACTTCAAGGCGCTCGCCGACAGCATCCTTGCCGATATCACCCGCATCGCGCTGCGCTCGGCGATCCTCGGGCCGCTCGCCAACGCGCTCGGCGGCATGGGTGGCAGTGGCGGGATCTTCGGCAACCTGTTCGGTGGCGGCGGCATCCTGTCGGGCATCTTCCATGATGGCGGCATCGTTGGCGCCCACGCGCCACAGCGTCTCGTGCCGGCACTCGCCTTTGCCGGTGCGCCCCGCTTGCATGGCGGCGGCATCGCTGGTGGATTGGCGGGTCTGCGTCCCGACGAGGTTCCCGCCATTCTGCAGCGTGGCGAGATGGTGCTGTCGCGCTCCCATCTCGCCGCGATGGGCTCAGGTCCCGACACGCGCCCGCCAGTCAATGTCGTGATGAACATTTCGACGCCTGACGCGAACAGCTTCCGCTACGCGCAAGGCCAGATCGCCGCCGACGCCGCCCGCGCCATCGAGCGGGCGCGGCGCAATCTCTGACGGACTGGACGATGAGCGGATTTCATGAGGTGCAGTTCCCGCCCGATATCTCCTACGGGGCATCGGGCGGACCCGGGTATTCGACCACGGTCGTGACCACCGTCTCCGGTCATGAACGGCGCAACGCCAACTGGGCCGACGCGCGGGGCAAATGGAACGTGGCGCACGGGCTGAAGAAACGGGAACAGGTCGCGGCGCTGATCGCCTTCTTCCGCGCCCGCAGGGGCCGCGCCCACGGCTTCCGCTTCAAGGACTGGACAGACTACCAGGCCTTTGCGCAGGTGCTGGGCGTCGGCGATGGCGCCAACAAGACCTTCCAGCTCGTCAGGCGCTATGCGAGCGGCGGCGAGATCGAGAGCCGCATCATCGCCAAACCCGTCACCGGCACAGTGAAGACCTACCGGGACGGCGTCGAGGCGGTGTCGGGCTGGACGGTCAATACGGCGACGGGAGTCGTGACCTTCACCTCCGCGCCTGCGTCCGGCGTGCAGGTCACGGCGGATTTCGAGTTCGATGTGCCAGTGCGTTTCGACAGCGACCAGATGGATATCACCATCGAGACCTATCAGCTCGGCAGCTGGGGACAGATCCCGGTGCTGGAGATCCGCCCATGAAGTCCACATCGACAGCGCTCGCCAACCACCTGGCAGGGCCCGTGACCACCCTCGCCACCTGCTGGCGCATCATGCGGGTCGATGGGCGCGAGTTCTTCTTCACCGATCACGACCGCGATCTCGTCTTTGATGGCCATGTCTACAAGGCGAGCTCCGGCTATTCGCGGACGGCGATCGCCAACGATTCGAGCCTCAGCGTCGACAATCTCGACGTCGAGGGGGTGTTTGATGACGAGGCGATCACCGAGGAGGAGCTGCGCGCCGGTCTATTCGATCAAGCCGAGGCGCGGATCTTCCTGGTCAACTGGGCCGACCCCTCGATGGGTGCGCTGCGCATGCGCCGCGGCTGGTTCGGCGAGGCAGCGCTGACCGAACAGGGCGTCTTTCGGACCGAGCTCCGCGGCATGACGCAGGCGCTCTCCCAGCGCATCGGCGAGCTCTACAGCCCCGAATGCCGCGCCGATCTCGGCGACCCGCGCTGCAAGGTGCCGATCCAGCCGCCTGAAATCGAGCGCTCGACCGCCTACACTGTCGGCGACATCGTCCGAGTACCGACCTCCTCGGCACTCACGACGATCGGCATTCCCTTCGTCAATCCCGGCTTCGATGCTGGCAACCTCTCCGGCTGGACTGTGGCTTCCGGTTCGGCAGCCGCCAAGACCACGAGCGGCGGGCTCGGGCCGAAGACCGGCACGCATTTCCTCGAAGGCGGCAGTGTCGCCAGCTTCGAGCTGCGCCAGACCGTCGATCTCGCCGATGTCCTCGATGCCGACATCCTCGACGCTGGCGACTACCGCCTGACCGTCGGCGGATGGCGGGCCAATGGCGGCGGCAACACCATCGATCAGGGACGGCTGCGCGTGCAGCTGCTCAATGAACCGGGCGCTGTGCTCGCCACCCCGCTCGACACCGGCAATGAGGCGATGACCGGCGTCTGGACGCTCCGCGAGGCCGCCGACGCGCTGGTGCCGTCCGGCACGCGGCAGCTGCGCGTGATCTTCAACGGCACGAGGGTCAGCGGCTCGGCGTGCAACGCAGCGCTCGACGCCGTCAGCGGCTTCTTCACCGACACGATGACGGGCATCAGTACCGCCGCCGTGTTCAAGGATCGCATCTACCGCTGCATCGGCGCGGGCACCACGGCTGCCACGCAGCCGGTATACGACATTGCCGTCGGCCAGCAGACCACCGACGGGTCGGCTGTGTTCGAGGCCATGGAGTCCTGGAGCCGGGCCGGCATCGTCACCGATGTCGTCGACCGGGCGGTGTTTACCGCATCGATCGACGAGCCCCGCGCCGCCGACGAATGGTTCGCCGGTGGCGTGCTGACCTGGGAGAGCGGGCCGAATGCCGGCCGCTCGATCGAGGTGAAGGACTGGACACAAGCGACGGGCCGCATCGAGCTGTTCCTGCCCATCGGCTACGCGATCCGGGTCGGCGACCTCTTCCGCATCCATCCGGGCTGCGACAAGCGTCTCGACACCTGCATTACCCGCTTCACCAACGTCCTCAACTTCCGCGGCGAGCCCTACGTGCCGGGGCAGGACGCCATGATGAGCTATCCCGATGCCCGCTGAGATCATAACCCCTGGGACCGTTACACCCGAGGCGATCGTCGCCGAGGCGCGCGGCTGGCTCGGCGTGCCCTGGCGGCATCAGGGGCGGAGCCGCTCGGGGATCGACTGCGTCGGGCTGGTGGTCTGCGTCGCCCATGCGCTCGATCTCTCGGATTATGACAGCACCGGCTATAGCCGTCGCGCGCAAGGGCAAGGGTTCGTCGAGCATTTCCGGGGCAACATGGACGGCGTCGCCATCCGCGATGCCCGCCCCGGCGACGTGCTCGTCTTCGCCGATCAGGCCTATCCCTGCCATTGCGGCTTCCTGACCGAGCGGCTCGGTCATCCCCATCTGCTGCACGCCCATGCGACGCGCCGGCAGGTGATCGAAGAGCCCTATGCCGGCGAATGGCCGGCAAAGATCAAGTTCGCCTTTCGCTTCCGTCATCCCGGACACTGAATTCTCATGGCCATTCTCGTTGCAGTGGGCGGGGCCGCGCTCGGCTCCGCCGTCGGTCTCGGCTGGCAAGCCGGCTGGCTGGTGGGCTCCGTCGTCGGCAGCCTGCTGTTTCCGGGCAAGGGCCAGAACGTCACCACAGAGGGCCCGCGCCTCGGCGATCTGACCGTCTCGTCCTCCGCCTATGGCGCATCGATCCCGATCGGCTACGGCACGCTGCGCATGGCCGGCAACATGATCTGGTCGTCGGGGATTCGCGAACAGCAGAACGTCACCCGCACTCGCTCCGGCGGTAAGGGCGGCGGCGGGCGCAGCACCCAGACCTCGATCAGCTATTCCTATTTCGCGTCCTTCGCGCTGAGCTTCGGCGAGGGTCCGGCCGAGGACGTGCTGCGCATCTGGGCCGACGGCAAGCTGATCTACGACAAGACCGGATCGAGCCCCGACGTCGCCAAACCCAATCTGCGCTTCCGCTTGCATCGCGGCATCGAGACCCAGTTGCCCGATCCGCTGATCGAGACCCATGTCGGCGCAGGCCGTGCACCGGCGCATCGCGGGCTGTGCGTGATCGTCTTCGAGGATCTGGCGCTCGCCGACTTCGGCAACCGGATCCCGAACATCACGGCGGAGATCACCTATCGACGCGCCGCGCAGCAGCCCTACCAGCTCATCGATTTCATCACGACGGGCGAAGGCGGCTATTTCGGGTCCTACCAGATCAGCGACCTCGCGATCGATTGGCGGCGCGGCTACGGCTACTTCGTCTCGTCGAGCAGCAACGCCGAAGCCGCTGGGATCCGCCGCTTCAATCTCCGTACCATGGCCGAAGACCGCCAGGCGCGTATGACGGACGTGACGGCCGCCACGCCGAACAATTTCCCCGGCACGCTGTTCTGCGGCGAGGACGGCCATCTCTATGTCGTGACGGGCTCAAGCAATTCGCGCCCGATCCTGCGCGTCGAACCGAACGCCCTAAAGGAAGTCGGTCGCTTCGGCTCCACCAGCAACGGCCTGACCAATTCGACCCTGCGGTTCGTTGCCACGACTTGGATGGGGATGGTCTCGGCCTACGGCCCCTCTGGCCGGGTCGACTTCGTTCTCACCGGATCGCTCTTCGACGATGTCGGACTCATCCGCGCCGACACCATGGGCTATGTCTGGGGCGCCGGGCAGAGCGTCACCGAGCCTCGCGTTCGGGGCGTCATTGGTGGTGCGGTCGGCGAAGGCTTCGGGGATGGCTGGGTCCTCGGCAGCGGGACGAGCACGAACCATGGAAGCCTCGGCCTCTATCGCTTGCGGGTCTCCGCGCTGGCAGGGTACGACGGCCTCACCGGCCAATCCCTCGGCGTCACCTTCGAGAAGGTGGCCACCTTCTCGCCATCGGATGTCGAGAGCGGCGCCACCGGCTTCTACGGCAGCGCGGGTGGGCTCACCTATGACGCGACAGATGACGGCGTCATCTTTCAGGCGCGCATCTCGAACGGGGGCTCGGCCGGGACGATCTACACGATCAAGTGGCGCGCAGACGCCGGTATCGTCTGGAAGACCGCTGTACCTATCCAGATCAACTATGAGGGCCCGTTCTTCGGCCAGAGCCGCTTGCGCGGCCAACGTTGGACGCTGATGCGGGGCACGCGCATCATCCAGCTGGACACCGCCACGGGCGCTTTGGTCTTGAATGAGATCTGGCCGGGCGCTGTCAGCGAACAGGGCGCGCAGGTCTACGATGCCGTGACCGATACCCATCTCGTGCGCGCCAGCAATGGCTGGGCCCGGCTGTTCCTCAATCGCGGCGGTGGTGAGGGCGAGGCGCTGTCGTCCATCGTCGCCGATCTCTGCGGACGCGCCGGGCTGGGGCTGGCCGACATCGACGTCGCGGAGCTCGGGGCGTCCGTGCCAGGCTATGTGATCGGGCGGCAGACCACCGTGCGCGGCGCAATCGAGCCGCTGGCGCAAGCCTATTTTTTCGACGCCACTGAGAGCGACGACACCCTGCGCTTCCGAAACCGCGGGCGCGCACCGGCCGCGACGATCCCGGCCGAATACCTCGTGCCGCTCGACAGCCAGACTGGGGAGAGCTGGCGCGAGCGACGCACCCAGGAGGTCGAACTGCCCGAGCGAGTGGCCGTCGTCTACATGGACCGGGACGCCGACTACCAGCAGGGCACGCAGAGTGAGAAGCGCGCATCCCTGCCGCTACCCACCATGCATTCTCGCAACCAGGCGAGCCTCGAGCTGGCGCTCGCGATCGACGCCACCACGGCCAAGCGCATCGCGGCAAAGACCCTCTACAGCGCCTGGATCGAGCGCAGCGCCTACGAAGCCGAGCTGCCGCCAGACTGGCTGCGCCTCGATCCGACCGACGTGGTGGATGTGGTGTTCGCGACCGGATCGACCTTCCGGACACGGATCAACCGTCTCGACGTCGGCGCGGACTTCTCGCTCGCGGTGAAGGGCGTCTCGGAGACGGCCGCCACCTATGTCTCCTCGGTCGTTGCCGATGGTGGTGCCGGCAAGCCAGTTCAGCTGGTGGGCGCGAATGCTGCAACACGGCTGATCCTGCCGGACCTGCCGCTCCTGCGCGACGTCGACGATGCGGGCGGCGCGGGCTCGCTGGTCCATTATCTGATGGCCGGGTTCGGTGGCCCCGGCTGGCCCGGAGGCGCCCTCTATCGCAGCGCCGATGGCTCCGCGTGGGCGCAAGCTGGGCGGGCCTTGAGCGAAGCGGCGTGGGGCGCCACAGCAAATGCGCTGGGAACGCCACGCTCGCCCTTCGGTACCGACGATGAGAACAGCCTCACGATCTTCATGACGACCGGCGGCGAGCGACTGGAGAGCGTCACGCAGGAAGCCCTCGTCAATGGTGCGAACGCGGCCCTCGTGCTGAAAGCCAATGGCGAGCCGGAGATCGTCCAGTTTCGTGATGTCACGCTGAACCCGGATGGCTCCTACACGCTCACGGGCCTGCTGCGCGGCCGGCGTGGAACGGACGTCTTCGTCTATGGCCATGCGCCGGGCGAGCTCTTCGTGCTGCTCGATCCCGATGATGTCGAGACGCTGGTCACCGCCCTAGGGGATCTCGGGCTGCCGCGATCCTGGCGCGCCGTCGGGTTCGGTACGCTGTTCGAGGATGCCGAGACGCTGGTCCAGAGCCACAGCGGTCGCGACCTCAAACCCTATGCGCCGTGGAACGTTCGCGCGGTGACGAGCGGCAGCCCGGCGAACATCACACTGTCCTGGGTGCGCCGGTCGCGCATCGGCGGCGAGCTCAAGGATGGGACCGGTCTCGTTCCCCTCGGCGAGGCGAGCGAAGCCTACGAGATCGATATCCTCGATGGTCCCGGCGGCGCGGTGAAGCGGACGCTCACCTCGGCAAGCCCCAGCGTCGTCTACGCCAATGCCGACATCCTGACCGATTTCGGCGCGGTGCCTTTGGTGCTTTCGGTCGCCGTCCATCAAATGAGCGCCGTTGCAGGCCGCGGCTTCCCTCGCGCCGTCACCTTGGAGATTACCTGATGCCCAGCCCCAATCTGGCCGTGACCCATGTCGCCGCCGCCCAGAACCAGAAAGAAGTCACGATCAATGACGCCGTCGATGCCCTCGACAATGCCATGAACCGGGCATTGTCGCTGTCCATGGCCGACGCCAACGTGACGCTGACCAGCACGCAGGCCAACCGAAACGGTCTGGTCGTGCTCACCGGCACACTGACGGCTGCGCGCGTCCTGACGCTCCCGGCCAACCATCGCCGACTCGCGATCCGGAACGCGACCGGCGGCGGCCAGGAGGTCCGGGCAAAATATGCGGGTTCGGGCGCGGAGGTCATCATCGTGCCCGGCGCCACCGTGCTGGTGCAGGGCAATGGCAGCGATCTCTTCGGGGTCGGCGGCGGCGCCGGCGCACTCAACGACCTGACCGACGTCGCGGCCGGTGCCGCCGTCGCCAGCGACGTGCTCCAGTTCGATGGCGCGCTCTGGGGTGCTGCCGGCGTTGGCATCTTCCAGCGCGCCCTGCTGCCCTTCCGGGGCGCACTCGTACGGCGGACCACGAACTTCAGCGTCTCGACGACCGGCGCCTATGTCGCGGTCCCCTGGCAGAGCGCCGTCTACGACATCGGCGCGATCTGGGACGCCGGCCAGCCGACGCGGCTCACGGTGCCGGCCGGTGTGACCAAGGTTCGGCTCACGGGCAATATCGAGTGGCAGACCTCGCCGACGAGCCAGCTGGTCGAGATCCGCATGAACGGCGGCGCAGTGATCGGCGGCGGCTCCTTCATCACCCGCGGCGACAGCGGCTACAGCAATCAGATGCGGAACATTGCGAGCGCGGTCCTCCCGGTCGTCGCCGGCGACTGGTTCGAGCTTACGGTGTTCGTCAGTGCCTCAGGCGAGCTCCGGGGCATGGAGCGCACCTGGTTCGCGCTCGAAGTGGTCGAGACCGTGGACGCGGCTGATCCGCCGGCGGACTTCGCCTTCGCGAAGGCGGGCACACCCGCCGCCTCGGAGGTGCTGCTGCGCACGGTCGTGGCCCGGCGCTCGCGGCTCAAGGTGGCTCTTGCCGGCAGCCAGGGCACGGCCGGGGTCGCGGCCACCGCAGAGACGGACCTCGATGTCCAGCGCAACGGCACGAGCATCGGCACCATCCGCTTCGTGGCGAGCGCCTCCACCGCCGTCTTCATCGCCGCGAGCGAGACCGTCCTCGAACCGGGCGACCTCCTCGAGGTGATCGCGCCCGCGAGCCCCGACGCCACGCTCGCTGACATCGCGATCACGCTCGCCGGGACGCTGGTGATCTGATCGACAGCCTGAGAACCACGACGATGGAACAGAAACGCGACAGCGGCAGGCTGGTCAGTCTGCCGAGCGACGAGTTCGAGGCGCTGCTCGAACGCGCCGCCGAAACCGGCGCCCGCCGCGCGCTGCATGAGGTCGGGCTCGACGGGGCGGACGCCGCCGAGGACATCCGTGACCTTCGCTCATTACTGGCCGGATTTCGGCTGGCAAAGCAGACCGCGGTCCAGACTACGGTTCGCATCATAACCACCGGCATCCTGCTCGCCCTGATGGCGGGCATCGCCATCAAGCTGAAGCTGTTTGGCAACGGCCCCTGACCGGCGCTTCCGATCCTCAACCCACCAACCCGCCGTTCGGCGGGTTTTTTTTGTGCCCGGAGACCACCCATGACAACCACCACCTTCAACCACTGGCGCGATGTGCCCGAGCGCTCCTGGCGCTGGAAGAACTTCTCGCCCGCCGAGATCGCCTGCCGGGGCAGCGGCTCCTTGCGGATCAACGAGGAGGCGCTCGACAAATTGCAGGCGCTCCGCGATCGGCTCGGCAAGCCGCTGATCGTCCGATCGGCCTATCGCAGCCCGGCGCATAACCGCGCCGTAGGCGGCGCGCCGCGCTCAAAGCACATGGATGGCACGGCCTTCGACATCGCCATGGCCAACCACGACCCGGTCGCCTTCGAGGCCGCGGCCCGAGCCGTCGGCTTCCTCGGCTTCGGCTACTATCCCCGCTCGGGCTTCATGCACATCGATCTCGGTCCGGCGCGGCAGTGGGGCGAGCGCTTCTCGGTGCGGGCAACAGCGTTCGCCGCGGAAACGGCACCCGCACGAGAGGTGCTGGCAGACAGCCGTACGATGAAGGGAAGCGGCGCGGCAGGCGTGGCGACGCTCGGAGCGGCCGGCGTCGAGGTGGCGCAGAACGTCTTGGTCGAGACCCAATCCGCGATCTTGCCGCTCGTGCCCTATCTGGACACGTTGCGCTGGGTGTTCATCGCTGTGGCGATCGTCGGCATCGGCGTCGCCATCTATGCCCGTATCGATGACTGGAAGCGGGGGCAACGATGA